CGACATTCATCACCGACGACACAAAAACCGTGATCCGCCGCAACTTCGCGGGCGGAGCACTCACCAACGACCAACAATTCATGACAGACATCATGTTCACCGGAAAAATGGTCAGGCCGCTACCAATGTTCAGCGTCCCCGGAATGATCGACCACTTCTAGGAGAACAACATGGCATGGGTACCCATCCTGGCGGCCGCCACACAAATGGCCGGCTCCGCCATGCAAGCGCACAGCGCAGGATCAGCAAACCGATACAACGTCATGCTCCAACGAGAGCAACAAACCTGGGAAGAAAAAATGAGCAACACCGCCATGCAACGGCGGGTAGACGACCTCAAAGCCTCCGGCCTCAACCCCGTCCTAGCGGCCGGGGGACCAGGCGCATCAACGCCAAGCGTAGCGCCGGCGCACGTAGAACCAAAAGTCAAAGACAACCCGGGCCTCGGAATAAGCACAGCACTCATGCTGGCAAGCCAAATCAAACAACAAACAGCGCAAGCAAGGCTAACAAACGCACAAGCAGACGACGCGGAAATCACCGCGCGCATCCGCAGAAAACTCGAAGGCCAAGAAACCGACACCAAGTCGAACCGCTACATCGAAGAATACGAATGGGACGACCTGAAAACGAAAATCCTGCGCAACCAACAAACATCCAGCGCAGCAGAAGCAAAACGACTCAACGAAACTGTTGAGAGCGCAATCAACATGGCAAAACAACAGGCCAGGCTCCAAGAGCTCGACCTGGCCGCCGTCGAAAACATCGCAAAAGTAGCCGGCATCGAAGCCGGCAAACTCAAAGACGTAGCACGTCTCATATTCGACTTCATGAGGACCAACAAATGAACGCAGTCAACAGAGACGGAGAAATCGTGGATATCCCAGATTTCAAAACACCGTACAACCACGACACCGACGCAGAAAGCGACCGGTACGCACTCACGTGTCTGGACGAAACCAGAACACAACAACACCAGAAAGACGAAGCGGACATCAACGAAATCGTCAGAAGGTTCGGGGTCACAGGACACCTACCCCTCATCGAAATGCCGCCGCTACTCGGCGAATTCGAAGACACCTTCGATTTCCTGTCCGCAATGAACACGCTGGCCGCGGCGAAGCACAGCTTCGCCCAGCTCGCGCCGGAGATCCGCGCGTCGTTCAACAACGACCCGCACGCCTTCGTCGCCTACTGCGACGCAGCAGTAGAAGCGGGAGACCTCGACCAGCTCAGAAAATGGAACCTGGCGGTTCCAGAACCCCAGCCGGAAACAGCGCCCAAGGCACCACCGGCAGCCCCTGCAGGGGCAACGTGACACCACCAATGGTGTCACTCAGCACACTTACATCAAGTAATGACGTGTGCTGGGAAGCGACCTGACCACCGGTTGCCCCCTCGAAGGGGACAACCCGTGGACAGCTCGCAAGAGCCTACGGCCAGAGCGGTGATAAACACCGCCAAAACTCCGGATCCGGTAGCGAACTACATCGCCCGGTCCTAAGAACAACTCCTATGCCAAAAACTGTCAACAGAGCAGATCTTGCCCTGAGGCTAAGAAAAACTTGCCCTTAATACATAGGAGGAACAATGAGATACAGCGTCAACAAGTCCAAAGGAGCAAAACGCTTCAACCACTCGACATCGAGAACGAAAAAAATCAACACGGCACCGCCGCCAATGCGCGGCGGATTCCGGCTGTGATGCCATGCCGTGTTACCACCCCCTGGACGCGTGGCAACGCGTACCAGGGGCCCAACCAAGCTTCAACGACAAAGTAGGAAAAAAGATCAAACTACCCTGCGGCCGATGTATCGGCTGCAGGCTAGAAAGGTCGCGCCAATGGGCGACCAGGTGCATGCACGAGGCAGCACAACACGACGAAAATTCATTCGTCACACTAACGCTCCGAGGAAAAGACCCTGCTTATCCACATCAAGACATGTGGATAAACAGGGAAAGAGCGCGCGAGTTACCCACCGACTCACAAGAGTTCGCTCAGGAGCCACTGATAAATCGTGGCAACACCGCTCACCAGAGTTCGTCCGTGGATATCTCGCGCTCAGACCAAGACCAAGAGTCGGAGCTATCAATTAGACAACATCAAAAATTCATAAAAAGATTAAGAAAACAGATAAAAAAACCGGTGCGGTTTTACATGTGCGGGGAATACGGGGAAAAGCTCGGCAGGCCTCACTACCACTACATCCTGTTCGGATATGGATTCCCCGATAAATACCCCTGGAGACAACAAGACGGAAACCAGATGTGGCGTTCGCCAACACTGGAAAAAGCATGGCCCTACGGGCACAGCGAAATAGGCGCAGTCACCTTCGAGAGCTGCGCATACGTAGCACGCTACGTCATGAAAAAAATCACAGGCAACCAGGCGGAAGACCACTACCGCCGCACCGATGAAAACGGAAACGACTACTGGCTACAGCCAGAATTCAACCAAATGAGTCGGAAACCGGGCATCGCCCGGACATGGTGGGAAGCCTTCCACACCGACATCTACGACGATCAACTGATCGTCAACGGACAAAAAACAAAACCGCCCCGGTACTACGACGAGCTGCTCGAGAAACTCAATCCCGACGCAATGCAAACCATAAAGGACAAGCGAACAACCGCCCAGCTCGCCAATGCCCACGAACAAACAAAGGCGAGACTGGCGACAAAAGAGACCGTGACCAAGGCACGTCTCCAACTGAAAAAAAGAGGATACGAAACATGAAACTCCAAATCATCGCGATCCGCGATATCAAGGCCGACTGCTACGGACAACCAAATTTCGTGGCCAGCATCGGAGCGGCAATCCGCTCATTCGGAGACGAATGCCAACGAGAAGACCAGAACAACATGCTGTGGAAACACCCCGAGGACTTCGAACTATACCACCTCGGCGAATACGACGACTCGTGCGGAGAATTCAGCTCCAAAGACGGCGAATCAGACATCCACAAAGCACACTACACACAAATCGCCATAGGCTCTAACTACAAGAGAACCACATGAACGCAGTCAAAAACATGAAACAGAAGTCCGTGAACGTACACGACTTCGCCATGATCCCCCGCGCGGATATCCCGCGCTCGAGCTTCCCAATCAACAAGGGACTGAAAATCCCATTCAACGCATCCGATCTCGTACCGATCTTCTGCGAGGAAGTACTGCCAGGAGACACGTGGAACGTCCACACCACGATCGTCTGCAGAACCGCAACGCCCATCGTGCCCATCATGGATAACTGGCACATGGAGACCTTCTACTTCTTCATACCAAACCGACTCGTGTGGACGAACTGGCAAAGATTCATGGGAGAAAAAGACAATCCAGCAGACCCGTGGGTATTCACCATCCCACAAGTCACAAGCCCACTCGGAGGTTGGCCACAAGGAAGCCTGGGCGACCACTTCGGCCTGCCGACGGTCGGCCAGGTCCTACCGGCCAATATCGTCAGCACCAACGCACTACCGTTGAGGGCATACAACCTCCTGTATTCGGAATGGTTCAGGGACCAAAATCTCCAACAATACGTAGGACCCACGAAAGACAAGCTCGACGACGGCCCCGATCCAGCAACCGACTACATCATCAGACAACGAGGAAAACGACATGACTACTTCACGGGATGTCTCCCGTTCGTTCAAAAAGGGCCGTCAGTTAGCATTCCGCTGGGGACGACCGCACCGCTCCTCGTCACCGGAAACGGCATCCCGAGCTGGCGCAACGCCACAGACAACTCAACACTCGGAGAAACACGAGTCCAAACAAGCGCAGCACTCACCACACAACTCAATCCACCAGCGCTCGCCGGCGCCAAATGGGACGATCCAAAACTCGCCGTGGACCTCTCCGCAGCCACCGCAGCAACAATCAATCAACTTCGTCAAAGTTTCCAAATACAACGACTTCTAGAGCGCGACGCTCGAGGCGGCACCAGGTACACCGAAATCATCAGAGCACATTTCGGAGTCACAAGTCCTGACCAACGGCAGTCCAGGCCTGAATTTATAGGGGGGGGTAGAACACCCATACTAACTACCGCAATACCACAAACATCAGCAACAGGATCCACCGGATCCACAACACCAATCGGCACCCTGGCAGCGATCGGACACGCACAGGGAAGCAACGGCTTCACCTACTCGAGCACGGAACACGGACACATCATCGGCCTGATCAACGTCAGAGCCGACCTCACCTATCAACAAGGACTGAGGAAAATGTGGAGCCGGCTCACAAGATACGACTTCTACTTCCCGGTATTCGCCATGCTCGGCGAACAAGCCGTGCTCAACAAAGAGATCTACTACGACGGCAGCGCGGCCGGAAACAACGTCTTCGGATACCAAGAACGGTGGGCGGAATACCGAC